TTTGTTCACGATTTGTTCTTATTTTGTTCTATACTAGATATTGTGTTGACAAACCACCACAAATCACTAAATATGACAAAATTGGTATAGTTATGTCATATCCTCCCTACTAACAACGCAGTAAAAAAAATGGCGACATAACGATATACCCTTGCAAGGTAGGGGTGGCAGGTTTTTAACATACCATTTTCCCCTGTTCACCCCTCATTAAAGGATTATATGGAAAATTTAGAGGACATATTAGAAGAATTAGCGGCAGACCCTGTAATGTTTGTAGAAGCTATGTTGGGTGCAAAACCTGAAAAATGGCAAAAAGAATTTTTATTAAATGTGAGGGATAACCCTAGATGTGCTGTTAAGTCAGGGCATGGTGTAGGAAAAACAGCTGTGTTATCATGGTTAATATTATGGTGGTTACTCACTCGTCACCCATGTAAAGTTGTTTGTACAGCAAATACAGCACATCAATTAGCAGATGTGTTATGGGCGGAAGCGAAGAAATGGGGTCGGCAATTACCTGACGCATTTTATCAGCAGCTTGAAATGAAATCGGATAAAATTAATTTAGAGGGTGCAAATGATAGTTACGCTGTGGCTCGTGTGTCAAGGCGTGAAAACCCTGAAGCACTACAAGGCTTTCATAGTGACAATTTATTGTTCATAATAGATGAAGCAAGTGGTGTTGACGATATGATCTTTGAGGTTGGTGAGGGTTCGTTATCTACGCCTAATGCTAAAGTCGTAATGACAGGCAACCCAACACGAACAAGTGGCTATTTCTTTAATGCCTTTTCCGCTATGCGTGATAGATGGACATTACAAACAGTCGCTTGTAAAGATAGTTCGCAAGTGTCTAAAGATTATATTGAAGATATGGCGATTAAATATGGCGATGACTCAAATGTATATCGTGTACGAGTTTTAGGTGAATTTCCTAGAGCCGAAGATGATACAGTTATTCCGCTATATATGGTGGAAAGTTCTTTAAAAAGAGAAATAGAAGTTGACCCATATACCCCTGTAGTTTGGGGATTAGATGTTGCCGCCTTTGGTAGCGATAGAACCGCATTATGTAAAAGGCGTGGTAATGAAGTGACCGAACCTATTAAGTCTTGGCAGGGAAAAGACCTAATGGAAACTGTCGGTATGGTTGTTCAAGAATACGAAATGTGTAGTTATAAGGATAAACCAACAGATATTATGGTTGATACTATTGGTATTGGTAGTGGTGTATGTTCTCGATTAGCAGAATTAGACCTACCTGCCAGACCTATACAAGTTAGTGAAAGCCCTAGTATGCGTGATAAATATATGCGTTTGCGTGATGAATTATGGTTTCGAGCTAGAGAATGGTTTGAGGGTCGTGATGTTTTTCTTGTTCAAGATGACAAGTTGATAGAAGAACTTATTGCACCTCGTTTTAAAATTACAAGTGCTGGAAAAATAAAAGTTGAAGCCAAAGATGAATTTAAGAAAAGATTAGGTGGTCGTTCTTGTGATTTGGCAGACGCATTTTGCCTAACCTTTGCACAACAAGCGTTCACAGCGTCTGTTCGTGGCACACAGCATAATTGGAATAAACCAATATCTTACAAGGATAGTACATGGATAACATGAAATATGATTTAATATTTGAGCCTGACGAAGAAATGGAAAAATTTGTTGCGGATAATCCTGTAACCCATGCTTTGTTATCACATCTTATTGATGAGCTTGAGGAAATGAATTACAACATTGGAAATTGGGCGTATTTAACAGATGTCGTGTTAGCCGCTGCCGCTTTTACATTTTATCGTGCAGGTGGCACAAATGATGAATTTATGGAAAAATTACAAAGCGTAGATATTAGACCTGACATTAGTAAATTAAATTAGGAGAAACTATGGAAATACTAAAAAACATATTTAATTATGTAAAAAATCACTCGTGGGATTATGTAGATGCTGCATTAGGCGGCATTATCGTACTCCTTTTATTAATTTTAACAATAGGATAATACAATGCAAAGAAGCCAAGCACTTGATATAGAAAAGCAGAAGAAAAAAGAACAAGAAGAAAAAGCTGCTGAAAAGAAAAAATCAACCAAAAAATAGGTTACATTATGGAAGAACTAGAGTTTCAGGCTTTAGTGCGTAATGAGATTGAAAACGCATTAGGGTTTTATGATAGCGAATATGGCATAGATCGTATTCGTGCTATGGACTATTACATGGGCGAAAAGTTTGGTAATGAACAAGAGGGTCGTTCTCAAGTTGTTACCACAGAGGTTGCCGATACCATAGAATTTATCATGCCAAGCCTTATGCGTACATTTACACAAACTGACAATTTTGTTGAGTTTATGCCAAGACATGAAGAAGATGTTGAGGGTGCAAAACAAGCCACATCATACGCTAATTATGTCATTAACTGTCAAAACAATGGTTTTGTTGTATTGCATAACTTTTTTAAAGACGCTTTATTGCAAAAAATTGGCGTTGTTAAAGTCTATTATGATGAAACCGAAAATGTCGAAGAAGAAACCTACACAGGACTATCTGATGATGAATTAACTTTATTACTACAAGACGATACTATTGAAATTGTTGAACAAACCCAAAATGATTTACAATCAAACGAAATAGACGAAATGGGTACACCTATTGTTGAGGACTACATTAGGCATGATGTTACAATAAAACGCACTATGTATGATGGTATGATACGAGTTGACAACATACCCCCTGAAGAATTTTTAGTAAACAAAAGAGCCGCTTCGATAGATGAAGCTGATTTTGTAGCACATAGAACAACAATGAAAGTAAGTGACCTAATACAAATGGGTTATGATAGAGAACTTGTTGAAAAATACGCAGGTCATAGTGAACTTGATAATGACCAAGAAGTGCAAAATCGATTTGAAGATGTAGAGTCAGGAACAGATACCGATAGCTCTGATATGTCAATGCGTGATGTTTTAGTTACAGAGGCATATATAAAAGCTGATTATGATGGTGATGGTATTGCAGAATTACGCAGAGTTGTAGCGTTAGGTTCAGGTTTTGAAATTGTCGAAAATGAAACATTTGACCATGTTCCTTTTGCGTGTCTATCACCAATATTAATGCCACATAGATTAGTTGGTCGTAGTTTGGCAGAATTAATCATGGATATACAGATGATTAAATCAACTGTAATGCGTCAATTATTAGATAATATTTATCTTACAAATAATGTAAGAGTTGCCGCTGTTGAGGGTCAGGTTAATATTGACGATCTATTAAATTCACGAGCAGGTGGTATTGTGCGTGTGCGTCAACCCAATGCACTACAACCTTTACAACCACAGCTTATCGGTCAAAACGCATTTAGCTTGTTACAATATCTTGACGATTTAAAGGAACAAAGAACAGGATTATCAAAAGCGTCTATGGGATTAGATGCGGATTCCTTGCAAAGCACAACAGCTACCGCAGTTGCTGCACAAATGTCAGCAGCACAAGGTAAAATAGAAATGATAGCACGAGTTTTCGCTGAAACAGGCGTTAAAGACTTATTTCAGCTAATACTAACATTATGCTTACATCATGGCAAAAAAGACCAAATGATACGACTAAACAATAAGTTTGTACCGATTGACCCTAGCAACTGGAAACATGAATACGATATTACTGTAAATGTTGGACTAGGAAGCGGTCAAACTAACGAAAAAATGGCGTTCTTAAACATGATAGCACAAAAACAAGAACAAATATTATTGCAAACTGGCGTTGAAAACCCATTAGTTAGTATGCAACAATATCGTAATACTCTTGCTGAACTTGCAGGTATGGCAGGATTTAAAGACGCTTCACGATTCTTTAAAAATCCTGAAGATACACCGCCACAACCACAACAACCGCCACCACCTAGTGAAGCGGAAATGAAAATGCAATTTGAACAGCAAAAATTACAAGCGGAATTAGAACTACAAAAACAAAAACAAGAAGCGGAATTAGCATTGAAACGAGAAGAATTACAGATGAAAATGCAAATACGACAAGAAGAATTACGCTATGAAGCACAGTTACGAGGTTTTGAACAACAAATGGGCGGTGAGCCATCTACAAATTTACCAAGAGTTGAATAATGGTAGATATAATGGATATACAAAACGCTTTAAATCAAGCGGGTTATGGTCAAAATGCAAATTTAATACAAGGTCTTTTGCCTGTTACCTATGCAGATAATTCAGGGTTTATGCAAGATTTTCAAGAAGTGCAAGGTTATCCAAATTATTATGTGCCACAACAAGGTATATTAGATACAAGACCAGTTCTTGATGCTCAAACACCATTTGACCCTGTAACAAACGCAATGTTAAATCAATATGGAAATATGGAGTCTGATTTTCAGCGTAGTTTTGCTGTAAACCCTGATACATATAGAGGCATGGTTTATAACCCTGCTCCTTATACTGGTGCTTTTAATTATGGTACAAATACTGGCGGTGGTGGTACAGATTTATCCAGTTTAATAAGTGCAGGTTTGTTAGGTAAAGAAATTTATGATGCAGTTAAGCCTGATAATACAGGAGGTGCTGGAACAGACACCAATGTAACAGATGTTACAACTACTATTAGTAATACAGGTCTTAATACTGGTGGAACACAAACTGGTAATGTTGGTGGAGAGGTTGTTGACACCTCTACATATGATGCCAATACAAATACAATAACAACAAATAATGATGATAATAATGATGTAAAAACAAATATTACAGATGAAATTGTTGATAGTAATTTATTATCAATTACGCAAAACGACACAAACAATAATAATGAAATTAAAAAAAATATAACTGATGAACAAGTTATTAATAATTCAAGTTTAATATCAGGACTAGCATCAGGTCTTGATTTAGCTGCAGGTGGTGTGGGTGTAAATTTACAAGGTCAAGCATTATTTGATAACCCACAAAATATTGAAATAAGACAAAAATTAAGAAATGCTGGTATTGATAGCAATACAGCTAATGATTTAGTTAAAAGTTTTCGTTCAGGGGCAGCTAACGCATTAACTTTAAATCAATTAAATGAAGTTATTAGAACTGGCACAACAACATTTTTACCAGACCAAACAATTATTAATTTACCAAAAACTAATAATTTTAACCCTATAAGTGATTTACAAATAACTACACAAGTAAATAGTATAAAAAGTGTAATAGATGGAGCTAAAGCTGGTATTGCAGATGCACAAAACATAATAAATTCAGCACAAAATCAACTTTCTAATTATGGTGCAGCATTAGCAGATGGGAGTGTTTATGATTTTAATGCTGGTAAGTATATATCACAAGCAGAATACAACGCTATTGCTAACCCTTTAAACGAACAAATAGCAAATGCAAATTCTTCTATTGATACTTTTAATCAACAAGTAGTTGATGCTAACAATCAAATAGATAATATTTTGTTTGAGCCTGCTAATGAACCTACTTTTTTTAATAAAATTGGAACTGGTATATCTGATTTTTTAGGTACTGAATTAATATCAGGAACAGGTGGTGCTAATTATTTGGGAGATTTAACAAATGTTAATGTAGGAGAGGCATTATCAGGTATTGGTGGTTTACTATCACTTGCTGATTTTGTTGATGACCCTAATATAAGCAACACACTTGGAACTGCTGCAGGATTAGGTGGATTTGGTTTATTTGGTAGTGGTATGGCAGCAGCTTCACCATATTTAGGTGCTGCAGCATTGGTAACAGGTTTATTAGGTATAGGTCAAAAAGAACCATCTAACTATACAGGTTATACAGCATTAGATTTAGATACATTTGACCCACAAAGTTTTGGCATGGGTGGTAGGAAATTTAGCCAAGAAAATGTTGATATGACTGCTCAAATTATGGAAGGTATTGCACCATATATACAAGAAATAGAACGCAAATATGGTGTTGATTTAAAAGGTGATTTACAAATTAATTATGGTCAAAGAGATGGACTTGCATTTAATTTAGACAATGCTGATGTAACAGGATTTGACCAAAGACTTGATTACAACCCTAATGAGGGTGACATATCCACCGAAGTTGGCGGTGATGTTTACAGAGAAAGTTTTAGTGGTAAGGATTCAGGTGACCAATTTATTACATCACTTCTTGGTCAAATTGAGGGTATTGCAGCTAAAACAGCAGCTCAAGGCGGTACAGAATATGATTTTGAAAATTTTGATGCTAGTACAAATACAACATTAACATCAGAAGAAACTGACGCATTACCTGCTATACTGCAAACACAAACAGAAGAACGCATATTAAATCTAGGTGAAAGACAAGGTTTCGCAGATTATGAAAACAAAAGAGATGCTGACATAGCTGACTCTGCCGCAGTTGCAGGGTTTTATTTTGATGCAATGGATAATGGATTAATAACAGGAAACGAAAATGCTGACGCTGTTCAGCAAGATATTTTAGTGCAATTTATACAATATGCAGAAGAAAACCCTGATGCAAATTTAGAAGAAGTAGAGGTAAAAGATTTTTATAAAAAAAGTATATAGAGGAAAAAATGGTAAAAATAGAGAATTTAGAAAAGGATAAAGCTCGTGCCGAACAAGCACAGGCATTATTACGAAACGAAATATTACAAGAGGCTTTTACATATTTAGAGGAACAATACCATATTGCATGGGCTAATAGTTCACTAGACCAAAAAGACCCTCGTGAAAAAGTTTTTATGATGTTGACAACGCTTAAAGCTGTTAAGCAACACATAGAAAATGTCGTTACTGATGGTAAATTAGCTGACGACACCTTAAACCAACTATGACCAAGCATTTAGCAGTCAAAAGGAGAAAAACATGACAGACGACAACCCAACTGGGAACGAACCTATCAACATGGCGGAAGCCACAAGCCTACTACTTGACAGGCAGGAATCAGAAGATAATCCACAACCGAATCAAGAGGCACAACCACAATCAGAGGTTGAAGAAACCCCTGATGTAACAGATACAGAAGAACCAACAAGTGAACAACCTGATGAGGCACTAGAAGCTGTTGAGGAAGATGTATCGGAAGAATTAGATGAAGAAATAGTAACCGAAGATGAAACTGAGGAATACGAGGAACAAGAATACTATACTGTGAAGAATAATGGTGTAGAAGAAGATGTTAGCCTTGAAGAATTAGTTGCAGGTTATTCTCGACAATCTGATTATACAAAAAAGACAACCGATCTTGCTAACCAAAGAAAACAATTTGACCAGCAACAACAGGAACTTTTACAAGAGAGAACTGCTCTCCAACAAGGATTACAACAGTTAAACCAAAAGTTATCAAGTGAAATTAGTACCGAGCCTACTAAAGAATATTGGGATAACCTGTATAATACAGACCCCTTAGATTTTATTAAGCAAAAAGACGAATATCGTGATAAGCAATCTGAACTACAAAAAGTCCAATTAGCACAAAATGAATTAAACCAAAGACAGGCTGCTGAACATCAACAACAAATGCAAAAACATTTAGCACAAGAACAACAAAAACTTGTGAAAGCAATACCTGAATGGAAAGATGAAAAACTTGCTGAAATGGATAAAAGAAACATTGTTACTTATGCAAAAAGATATGGTTTTAATGACCAAGAACTTAATAATGCCACAGATCACAGAGCAATATTAATGCTACGCAAAGCTATGATGTTTGATGACTTACAAGCAAAAAAACCGCTTGTTAAGAAAAAAGTTAAGAAAGCACCTAAGATGACAAAATCAGGTAAAAAACTTACTACACAAAAATCCTTAAACGCAGGTAAGGTTGATAAAGCCTACAATAAGTTGAAATCAACTGGCAGCATGGATTCTGCTGTTGATTATCTTTTACAAAAATCCAATTAACCATATAAGGAGTTTATAATATGGCAACTTACTTAACCGCAAACGCTGTTGGTGAGAGAGAAGATTTGTCTGATGTAATTTCTCGTATTGACCCTGCTGAAACACCAATTTTCAGTAATGGCAAGAAAATTACAACAAGTGGTGTATTCCACGAATGGCAAGTTCAAGAACTTACAGCAGCAGCAGACGACAATTACCAATCAGAGGGTGCAGATTACTCATACGCTAATCCTACCGCTACAACTAGACTTGGTAATTATCATCAAATTTCTATCCAAGCTGCATCAGTATCAGGTACACTTGATGTTGTTGACAAAGCTGGTAGAGATAAAGAAACAGCTTATGTTAAAGTCTTAAAAGGACTTGAGCAACGCAGAGATATTGAAAAAGCACTTTGCAAAAACGAAGCAAGAGTAGCTTCACCTGAACCAAGAAAAGCAGCAAAAATTAGTTCTTATATAACTAATGTTTCACTTGTTTCCCCAAGTACAACACCTGCAGGTACAGGTGCTGATGTTTCTGATAAAGCTGGTACTAACGCTGCACTAACATTAGCGAAAATTGATGTTGCAATGAAAGCTGCATACGAAGATGGCGGACAGCCTGATATGCTTGTAGTTTCACCTGCAAACAAAGTAGCTTTTAGTGACTTATCTTCAGGTTCTGTAGCAACACAACAGTTGCAATACACAGCACCTAGAGAAGTAGCTATCGTTGGTAGCGTTTCACTTTATCTTACAGATTTTGGTGAACTTAGCGTTACTATCGACAGACAAATGCTTGATGACACAGTATTCTTATTAGATTCTGACCACTATTCTATTGGCTCATTACCTAATAGACTGTTTTCTGTTTCAGATGTAGCACCGACTGGTGATGCAACCAAGTTTGCAATAGTTTCTGAGTGGACTTATGTTCCAACAGCACCTAAAGCACACGCTATGGTAACAGACTTAAATACATAATTTAAGCAAAGGGGGGTATTAAGTACCCCCCACAACTTAGGATTTACAATGAAAAAAATAATTGGTTATGACCCTGTACAGAAAAAAACAACATATTTTCATGGGGGTAATGATGGTCAGCATCATGTTTCAGTAGAACAAGATACAAAAGACATAATTAAAAAAGCCAAAAATTTAGATATTGATTACAAACCATACAATATCGTAGGTACACAAAAACACATGAGGCAAATCGCAGAAATACCTGCAAACCTCTATTATGAATTATTACATAAATTCGGAGAACCAAAGAAAAACAAAAAAGCATGGTCAAGATGGTTAAATGACCCTGACAACAAATATTTTAGAACAGGTGGCGGAAGTATATAATGGCAACAGATTATTCATCATTAAAAACAGAGATAGCTGATTTTTTAGCTAGAGATGACTTAACGACACAAATTGATACATTTATTGATTTAGCTGAAAGTCGCATATCTCGTGAACTAGAAACTCGGTCACAAGACACACGAACAACTTTAACAACAAGTGCAGATAATGCTTATGTATCGTTACCAACTGATATGCGATCTATAAGAAATGTTAAGGTAATGAATAACCCTCGTATTACATTAAGGTATCTATCACCTTTACAAGTAAAGAAAGAATATGCCACAACAGGCACAGGTGTACCACGAGTTTATAGTGTGATTGGTGATAATTTGTTTTTAGCACCAATACCTGATTCAACACTTAATATAGAATTAACTTATAAAGCGTCTACAAGCTCTCTAAGCGACAGTAACACGACAAACACTATATTGACTCGTTTTCCTGATTTATACCTCTATGCGAGTCTATTTCACGCTTACACATACCTTTTAGATGAACAAAGGGCTACACAATACAACGCACTTGTTGAAAACATACTACAATCAATACGAATTGATGAAGAAAAAGGCAATTTTGGCGTAGGTTTAGAAATGCGTGGTGATTATGGGGAAATAAACTAATGATGAATTTTGGTGAATGGTTGCCTGACCAGCCTGACAACACAAGCGGAGTGACAACAGCTAAAAATGTCATACCTGCGGCACGAGGGTATCGTGGTTTACAAGATTTATCGCAATACAGTAATGCTGCGGATAATAGATTAAGAGGAATATTTGCCGCTAAAGATGATACTGGTGACCCTAAGATATTTGCAGGTGATGTTACAAAGTTATATGAATTTACAAAATCTAATTCTAATTTAACAAATATATCAAAAGCAGGAAATTACAACTCATTAGGTAATGACGATATATGGAAGTTCATAGATTTTAGTGGTTATGTTATTGGTGCGTCAGGGCATAACAATATATTACAAGTATATGATAATGGCACAAGTTCATTATTTGCTGACATAGCAGGTAGCCCTGCTGCTAAACATATAGCAGTTGTAGGTGATTTTGTTTTTACAGGTAATGTTAAATATGGTGGCAACACTTATCCAAATCGTGTGTACTTTTCCTCACTTGCTTCACATACAGGTTGGACAATAGGCACAGACCAATCTGATATACAGGATATATTTGATATGGGAGATATTACAGGTATTGTTGGTGGAGAATACGCAACAATATTATGTGAAAAGGGTATAGTGCGTGGGTCTTATGTAGGAACACCACTCATATTCCAATTTGACAAAGTACAAACAGGCTTTGGTTGTAACTATCCAAATTCAGTAGCAAGTGTTGGTGAAACTGTATTTTATTTATCAGATGATGGTTTTTATCAATTTGATGGACAAAGAAGTACACCAATAGGTGCTGAAAAAGTAAATCGTTTTTTCTTTGATGATTTTACAATACGAAACAAAGGAAGAATATCTACCGCTGTTGACCCTACAGAACAAATAGTTGTGTGGTCATATACATCAGGTAGTTCTAATGATGATACACCTGATAGATTATTAATTTATAATTATGCGTTACAAAGATGGTCGTATGCAGAACTAGACTGTGAACTTATATCACCATTTATGACTATTAATTATACTTTAGAAGAATTAGACGCTATTAGCACATCATTAGATGGATTACCTGCTTCACTTGATTCATCAATCTACATTGGTGGTCAATTTATCTTTGGTGGCTCTAAAGATAATAAGTTACACACCTTTAGTGGTATTAACAAAGAAGCCTTAATTGAAACTGCTGATTTAGACACAGGTAATGGTCGTACAAGCGTTATAACGAATGTTATACCTTATGTTGAGATAGTAAGCGGCACGACACCATCTGTTACAGCACAAGTATCGTCAAGACGCAGACAAGTTGATGATGATAGTTTTAGCACAGCAAGTACCTTAAATAATGATGGATATTGTAATGTAAGATCAAATCAAGGCAGGTATCATAAAATAAGATTAAATGTTTCAGGTACTTGGAAATATATACAAGGTGTAGAAATAGAGGCAAAAACAATAGGTAAACGATAATGGCTGATAATCAGTTTAAACGACTTGCTAATCAAGGTGGCAACCCAAGACAAGTTGCAGAAGTTGTTAATAGAGTCCTTGATGGTGGTTTAAACTCTACAGGCTCAGTTACCTTGCAAACCTCATCTGCAACAACTGTTGTAAGTGATGTGCGTGTAGGTGAAAATAGCGTGATAACTTTTATGCCAAAAGATACTAATGCTGCTGCCGAATTAACAGCTTTGTATGTATCAGCAAGAACGAATGGAACTTTTACAATAACGCATAACAATAGTGGAACAACACGAGCTTATGAATACATCATCATTGGATAAAGAAGCGTGGTTAAAATCACGAAAATACATACTAGAAGCCTTAGAACAAGGTATAGATAGCCATAGTGAAAAAGATGTATTTTATGCAATAGCAAGAGGTGATGCTCAATTATGGACAGGGCAAAAATCTGCTTGTGTAACAGAAATAGTTACATACCCTAATTTTAAAATGATACGATTTTGGTTAGGTGGTGGCGATTTAGAAGAACTAAAAGAAATGGAAAAACCAATTTGTGAATGGGCTAAATCCATTGGTTGTAAAAAATCAATGATATTAGGTCGTAAAGGTTGGTCAAAAATTAAACACGAAGATAGAACCTACAAAGATGTAGGCACAATTTCAATAAGGAGTATATAATGAGTTTAGGCGGAAGCGAACAGACAGGTACACAGACAACAACTGTGTTGCCACCTGCGTATGTGTTACCACAATTAGCGTATGGTGCAAATGAAGCTCAAAGAATGTATAGTGCAGGTACTGGTTTTGGCTATTATCCTGAAAATACAGTAGCAGGATTTAGTCCAGAACAACAAATGGCTATGACTCTACAAGGTAATCGTGCTTTGTCAGGTAGTCCATTAACACGATCTGGTCAAAATTTAGCACTTAATACATTACAAGGTAATTTTCTAAATCCAAATACAAATCCTTATTTTAAAACAGCAGTATTAGACCCAATAACTGAAAGAGTACAAGGCACATTTAGTCAAGCTGGTCGTTTAGGGTCAGGTGCAAATCAAATGGCTTTAACTCGTGCTTTGGCAGACCCACTAATGCAAAACTACGAAAGAGAAAGAGCAAGACAAGACTCAATGATAACAAGAGCCGCACCACTTGCTAACCAAGATTATACTGATTATGCACAATTAGCAGCAGTTGGTTTAGATAGACAACAACAAGCACAAAGACAAATTGAAGCTAATAAATCTCGTTTTGATTTTTTACAAGCTGCACCACAACAAAGACTAGGTACTTTCTTAGGAAACTTAAATACTGCAGCAGGGCAAGGACAAACACAATCACAACCAGTTTATGAAAATCAATCTGCAAATGCTTTAGGTAATGTGGCTACAGTTGCAAGTATTTTAAAAACATTAAATTTAGTTTAGGAGCTAACATGGGATTATTTGATAACAAAAAAAGACCAAATGGTTTACTTGGTGATGTAAGTAGTGAGGGTTTATTAGCACTTGCAAACTCCTTATATCAGCAAGGTCAACCAAGTACAACACCACGAGGTGGATTAAATCTTGCTGCACCAATGTTAGCATATAAACAAGCAAACAAAGGGAATGAAACAGATAGATTTTATTTACAATTAGGAATAGACCCAAAAAACCCACAAAGAGATTTTTTAGCAAAAAATATTCTTGGAAAACAAATGGGAACTGTTGGTACGCCTGACCAACAAAACTTTTTTCAAGCAAAAAGAACAGGTTTTACTGGAACATTTGCAGATTATATGCAAGTAAAAGATGACCCAACTTTAATGGCTCAATTCATGCAAGGTACAAATACAACAAATGCTACAAATCAAGAACAACAAAATAATGTTGATATACCTGAAACTCCACCAAAGAAAGAAAATATAGAATTTTTTAATTATCCAAGACCAAATGAAAGAGTAACAGATGTTGATGTTGCTAATGGAGTGGGAACTGTATATAGAAATGGTGTGCCTGAACAAGTTACTTTAAAAGGTGGCAAAAAAGACAAAGAATTAAAAGGATTAATTGTTGGCGGCAGAGCAGCTATTAATGGCTTACGACCTGTTTCAGTGGCAATAAAAAATATTGGTACTGTAATTAATGAAAATCCAAATGCTGTTGGTATAGTAGGTAAATTTGCACAAATTTTTCCTAGTGATGCAAGGTCAATTAGAGAAAGTTTAAAAACATTACAAGCGTATTCGGGTTTCTCTACATTAGCAGACATGAAAAAAGCATCACCAAATGGAGGTGCATTAGGGCAAGTTTCTGAAAGAGAATTAGATTTATTACAGGCAACATGGACATCATTAGACCCAAATTTAGGTGCTAAAGAATTTAAAAGAAGAATGGATAGTTTTAATACACAACTTGATAGTGTAATTAGTGGAATTGAATTAAGTTTGGAAGAAAGCGGAATAACTGACCCTGTAGCGATAGATTTAATTAAAGAAATGAAAAATTTAAGTTCAGCATATAAAGATATAGGTCAAGCTCAAAAATCAATAGATGATATGTCACCTGAAGAAATTGAAGCGGAGTTAAATAGTTAATTATGGCGGATAGTTTAGAATTAAAAAAGAAAAAATTAGCCTTAAAAAGAAAAAGAGAAGCAGAGGCACAAAACAACAAAAACAATAGACTTTTAGATAGGGATTTTGCTCGTAGTGCTGTTGGTCAAGGTTTGTTTTTTGGCTATGGTGATGAAATAGAAGCAAAAATTCGTTCTATGATTGGTAAGAAAAGCTATGAGGAACTATTGCCTGAAATTAGAGGTGCTTTAAAGGCTTATGAACAGGATTTTCCTTTTCAATCACTTACTAATGAGGTTATTGGTTCTATTCCATCAGGAATATTATTAACATTAGGCACAGGTGGTTTTGGCACTCCAGTAGTTGCTGGAACAAGATTAGCTACACTTGCCAATAAAGCAAAACCATTTTTACAAGCTATGGGATTATCAGGCTTGTATGGTAGTGGTAAAGAGGAGGGTGATGTAGTTGAAAAAATAAAAACAGGAGCAAAAACAGCACCATTTGGATTAGTTTTATATCCAATTCAAAAGTTGGCTGGAAGCAAACCTGCACAAGCAATAAAAGACAAATTAAACTTAACGATAGGTCAAAAGATTGGTGGATTTACAAAAAGAATTGAAGAAAGTTTGAAATCAGTACCAATATTAGGTGAAAGCATAAGAAATCGTGAACAAGATGTTCTTCAACAAATGAATGTAAATATTTATAATAAAGTGTTAAAAAATATTGGAAAGAAAATAGATAAAAATAAAGTCGGACATGAGGCATTTGATGAGGCTGATGGTCTTATTCGAGATGCTTACAAAGACATTATACCAAAGTTAGAATTAGATGAAATTAGTATTCAACAATTAGTAAAACAAATTAACACCATTGGGTTAGATGATTTAAATGTAAGTACAGAAGTTGCTGAAGATTTTATAAAACAAACAACAAATTTAATAACAAGATCAACAAACGCCTCACAATCAAAAATTAGTGGTCAAAATTTAAAAAATTTAGAAAGTAAATTAAGTAAAACTATTAGAGATGGTGTAAGAAGTGGTGATGCTTCAGTAAGAGAAAATGCTTTTCGATTACAAAAAGTAAGGAATGAATTGACTAGATTATTAGAAAAAAATAACCCTAAACACGCAAAAGATTTAAAAAATATAAATTTAGCATTTCGTCAGTTTTTACCTGTTGGTAACGCTGTAAGTTCATCAGTAAAAAATAATGGTGTGTTTACATCAGGTCAATTAATTACAGGAATAAGACAAACTTCACCAAAAAGAGATTTAAGAATAGGAAGCGGTGGTGCTGGTTTACAAAAAGCAGCACAAACATATCATAATGTTTTAAAAAATGTTGTACCTGATAGTGGTACGGCAGAAAGATCGTTAAGCGGAATAGCAGGTGTAGGGGGTGCAGCAGTGCTTACTGACCCAATAACAGTTGGCACAGCATTAGCAGCTGGTAAAGGTTTATACACAAAAGGCGGTCAACGAATTGCTGACATAGCAACAGATAAATTAAGTTTGTTAGGCACATCAGGTGGACTAGCAAATGTTATAAAAGAACAAACAGGATTATTAGATTAGGAGTAACACATGGCAAAAACGAAAATATCACAGTTTGATGCAACCGCAGCAAATAATACTGACTTAAATAGTATTAGTATTGCTGAAGGTACAGCACCATCAAACATAAATAACGCTATAAGAGAATTAATGTCGCAACTTGCTGACCTTAATCTTGGTAACGA